GCTAAACTTTCCATTCTTAAGATCCTTAAACCAATTCAATACTTTAGGAGTAATTTTCCATGCAGCAAATCCAGCTCCAATAGAAAGGATTGGCCCCAAAATAGATTCCATCTGCTCTTTTATCTTAGATGCCTGTTCTTCCAACCCGGCTAAGAAGTCATACTCGGGAAGGTCGAGACCCAAATCGCCTCCAATTCCGCCACCAGATCCACCACCGCCTCCAGAAGCAGTCGGCTCCAGAATGGTCAATTCATCAATCCCGAGCAACGCCTTTTTCATTTCTTTGGCCGCTCCAGTAGCCCCTTCAATGGCATCTTCCGCATCTGTGGCACCAGATGTCACACCATCCAGCCCGGAATAATCAATCTCAGGCAATTCAAATCCAACCAGAAGCGCCAATGCCTGTATCGCATCAGTAATGACTTCCACAAATGCCTGAACATACGGAATAATCTGCTGTAAAAATGGAATCAATAAATTCCCTAAGGCTCTGGTTAACTGATTTATTTGTTGATTTAGAATGCGCAAAGCATTAGCCGGGGTCTGCACCGTCCGGGCCATATCCCCCATTACGTTCCCACTCTGCTCCATAATCGCTAAATAACGAAGCTGGGATTTTTGCGCTTGGTTCATCGTATTTACACTCTGCTCAATTCCATGTGCGTATGCCACTTCTTGCAGGGTAGCTACGTCAATTGCATAGCCCAAGCGTCGCAGTGGCTCAATTTCGCCTGCAATGCCGGATTGCAATTTTTCCATGGCCTCTTCAATGGAAATGTTATAGAAGGAAGAAATGTCATAACCTAACTGTGTCAGGTTTTTTGACATAAGATTTGCTTTTTCTTCCATGACTCCAAATCCACCAGTTATTTGCTTAAAGACGCCCTGGTTTCTGATCCATTCAGACGGGTCAATCCCAACAGCTTCTTTTACTGCTTCCGCATATTCTAATGCGCTCTCCGCAGCATCGCCCATTGCAACAGTAAACAGATTCAGATTCTCGACATAATCATTGCTCTCTTTTACCCAATCAGATGCAGTACGCGCAATTTGGCGAAATACCACTGAATAGATTCCGAACTTCGCCTGTGCGGAACTAATCCCAGTTCCAAGAACGCCGAAGCTTTTTGCTGCTTTATTGTTCGAGGCGGCGAGTCCGGTATTGCTCTGGATGATCTTCTGAATCCTTATCGGGAAAGCTGAGAACCCGCTGGAAACTTTCTGCATCTCCGTAGCCAGGGGGCGCATTGCGTCCGCCACCTGATTCATCTGAACAGCAAACTTTCCTAAATCTGCTTTTTCTAAGGACTCGCTAATCTGAGGCAACTTTTTAAGGGCGTTGATTGCGGAGGACAAGCCGCTGGACTTCTGGATAGAAGACAATCCGTTAAGTGCACTTGTCATTTCCTTTAACTTTACTGTATTAATGCTGCTGCTATTTATCAGCTTTGCCGCATTTGCAAGTGCCTGCATCTGCTTAGAAACTGTAGTAAGCCCCGCTCCACCCTTTGCCGCTGTTTTCAGGTTAGTCAGCGCGGTAGCCAATGCGTCGATTTTTGCCGCCGCATCACTCGAAGTTGCCTCTATTTCAATTTGCAGACTATCAATATCAACGGCCATGATGCTACCACCTTCTGAAATACGGCACTTGGCAATGAAGCACTTGGCACTAAAGATATAAAAAGCCCCCGCCACCTCATATAAGATAGCGGGGACTTCGATTTACAAGCCCGGTATTATATCTTTGATTACATTGCTGAATCCATATATGCGTCTTGAATTTTTGTAGCTTCTTCCATATAAACATCCATCAGTTTCCCGGCCCATTCTTCATACTCATCATATGATCCGCTTCCGGCATGATAATAATATTCAGCCATTTTGGAAATTCCCTCATTTGATATTTCGGCCAGTTCGCTTATCTTTTCGTTACTTAATGTGGCAAGCCCTTGAAGCCCCTCTGTGTTATTTGCGGCTTCTATTTTGTATTCCTCTATCAATTCCGGAACAGCATCCCTAATTCTTTCTGAATAATCATCCAAAATTGATTGATAATCTTGATACACTGCTTTAGAATCGTCGGCCTGTTGGCTTTTCTGAGTTGTGAATTCTGGAAATTCCTCTGTTTTTTCGCTAATTATCTCTCCGGTTTTCCAATCATACACATCTTCATATGTTTCTGCTGAAGGAGTAATCCAATAATATTGGTCTGTTTCTACGTCTGAAATACTAACAGGGCTCCAGGTTTCGCTTGTATAGAAACAAGAAAAACGCATTTCTATGTCATCACACATAACCTCTACGCTCACGCTTCGCACACCATGGTTTTCCATGTCAGACTCAATTTTTATGTTTTCTTCCCCAATATCTATCCCGATTTTATTAAAAGTTTGTGTGACAAGAGATGTAAATTCATTGTCTTCAAGCAACTCATGGGTTTCTTGGTCCATATCCTCACCTTGACACCCGGAAATCATCAAACCAACCATCAATCCAGCCAAAATAAAAGAAACTAGCTTTTTCATTTTTCTACCTCCGTCCAGAAATTTCAGATATTATCAAAGCAATTCCCTTGCATAACTGATATATCCCAAACGGGATAAGCAACAAAATGAAACATAGCAATTCAATGACGCCTTTATCTGCATCCGTTCTTGTCTTTCGTCTTGTCACATTTCATCCCTCCTCCCCCAAATCTTACCACAACTTGGGGAAGGAGGCAATCAAAATCTCCGCTATCTCATATGAAGTTGGCAAGGTGCAAACCAGGGCCTACCGGAACTTTTTCTCAGCAGCCCTTGCCCAATTCTTAAAGAACAGGGTGGCTTTCAAACGCTCGTTTTTAACTTCCTGCTCGGTTGGTACATCTTTTTTCTTGCCTAGTGGGTATGGTTCCGTTCGGTATGGAACTGGTTTTGTCCCATTTTTGGCAAAATCCCGGAATATCGGAGATGCGTCACAAAGGGCTTCGTAGTTATAAAGGCCCTGTAGCCAGAGCATCATGTTTTCCCGCTCAAGCCTTTGCTTATCAGCTTGGCGGTATGCCTCTACCATCCATACATCACCATACCAATACTGTTCCCAAGTCATGCCGATGGACAGATAGTAGGGGCACTCCGCCTCAAATAGTTCCGTATAAGACCGTGGGCTATTTACAGCTCCACAGTCACCTCTGCGTTTTTTGCCGCATCCTCGTCAGTTGCAATCAGGTGGGTAAGGGCTGCCTGATTGTAGAGCTGAATCAGACGTTCCAGAAGAGCACTTGTCATCCCGCCCATACCATCCAGCAGGGCATCAGTCTGAGACCGGGCTACATTCTTGTGATTTTTCCGGAAAGCATAGTAGAACAGCTCCGGGATTCTAGTCACCGGAAACACTGTCAGCTCGTCCACCTTAAAGCCACGATTCTCAGCAAACTTAACGCTCTCTCTGTTAAAATCAAGCTCATACGCCGTCCCAGTCTTATTGTCAATGACGCGAACGGGCATCACTCTATCCTGAATGCTCACGACATTATCACTCATATGGTATTTCCTCCTCAAACCTCAACGTTTTTCTTGGTAGAAGATCTCAGACTCATACTTTCCAGATCAGTAGGCTTTGCTGCCCACTGAGGCGCACCGGTCGGGGTGATGTAGAGAGTTGTTTCCAGAACAGCAGAGACCTCCATAGCGGGCATACCCATCGGGGAGGGCTGACCCGTGAAATACAGTGCCTTGGTCAGCCCAGGAATCACGATACAGAACCAAGTAGCCTTATTTCCGGCGGCTGCCGTATCATAGGCATCGACAACGCCCTCCCACTCGGTCATAGATGCCTCGGTCAGGTTTGCCGTAAAAGACAGTGCGCCGCCGATGTCCTTCAAGCCTGGGACATAGGTCTTCCACTCCGTCTCTTCCAAGGTCGTTGTTTCCAGGTTGTCGGGCTCAGGGTTCAACTCAGGAATGCTTTTGATTTCGGAGATTTTTTCGTACCCAGTAGTCGGGCGAGTGCCAGCGGTGGCTTCTGCGGCGTACAACAGGGTGACACCCGCTGTGCTAAGTTGGATTCCTGCCATAAAAATAGTACCTCCTAATTTTTTAGGGAGGCACTTGGCACAAAGGCACTCGGCACTGTCAGCCCTTTTAGTTTGTGTAGATTCTAAAATCCTTGTCCGCTATGCCCTCATACCGGGCGACAATGCGGTAAATGGTGGCGTCCTGCAAATTGGACACCGGATTGCACATGGTACGAGTGAATCCCATCTTGGAAAACTCATTGTCGATGGTTTCAATGATATCCTTTGCCTCGGATTTCTTGTAACCGACACTGTTGGTATAAACGTTTACTTCATACATCAGAGATACAGCATTTTCTAGATTTGGCGCTACCGTTCTCATTTTTTGAAGTACACTGTTGTCGCTTTCAACGATGGTGACGGCCGGAAATTTTGCGGGGCTGTCTACAT